CCAGCCAGCGTTCGCTGGCGCCACCATCAGCGAAATCGCCGCACAAGCGGAGACCGCACCCGACCCAACCCCAGAGGAGACACAAGTGTCCGAAGAAATCCAGCCCGAAGTGGTCGAGGCCGCCAAGCCCGAAGCCACCATCCCAACCCAGCCGATCTACGCGCAGCCCGCGAAGCAGTTCAAGCTTCCGTCGGCCGCCGAGTGGATCAGCGCCGCGCTCATCGGTGGCCATGACTGGCACCAGATGAACGAAAACATCCGCGCTGCCGCGCCTGATGTGACCACAACCAACAACGACGGCATCCTGCCCGAGCCAATCGTTGGCCCGGTGTACAACGACTACCTCGGCATCCGCCCTGTGGTGGACGCGTTCGGTGTGAAGGCCATGCCGGCCAGCGGCAAGGTGTTCATCCGCCCGTCGGTGTCAACGCACACCTCAATGGCTGCCCAGTCGTCCGAACTCGCTGCGCTTCAGACCGGCGAGTTCCAGGTGCAGGAAAATCAGGTCACCAAGTCCAGCTACGGCGGCTACGTCACCGTGTCCGAGCAGGTCATTGACTGGTCGTCACCCGAGATCATCAACCTGATCCTTGAAGACATGGGCCGCGTGTACGGCCAAACCACCGACAACGTCGCAGCTGACGCCCTTGTCGCCGGCGCCACGACCACCGGCAACTTTACCGCTGCCAACAAGGGCGACCCCACCGAGTGGCTCGGCTGGTTGTACGCCAACGCCGCGTACATCTTGGAGAACGCCGGCAACGGCGGCCACCTGCCCACCCACCTGTTCGTGTCGGCCGGCAACTGGGAAGCCCTCGGCAAGCTTGAGGACAGCTCAGGTCGCCCGTTGTTCCCGCAGGTTGGCCCCATGAACGCGTTCGGCACGGTTAGCCCCGGCACCAGCAGCTTTGTGGCGTTCGGCCTGCAGGTCGTCGTTGACACCAACTTCGACAACGCCGGCAATGGCACGATGATCCTCGGCGACACCGTCGGATTCGAGATCTTCGAACAGACCAAGGGCTTCCTGAGCGTTGACAACGCCAGCACCCGCTCGCGCGACATCTCATGGCTTGGCTACTTCGCCACGCTGATGCTCGACGTGAACCGTTACGTCAAGGCGAACTTCGTCTGATCCGCTGAGTACTGCACGACGTCATGGCTACCTACACCATCACCCACGCGTGGCGGCTAGATAACTATGGCGTCGTGCAGACTCTCGAAAATTTCGATGGTCTGATTGTTGGCAGCGACATCAACATCAGCGGTTTGTCGCAAACCAACCTCAACGGCAACCACGTCGTCGCAGCCCTCGAGCCTTACCAGTTCGTCGGCGTCACCGACGAAGGCGACCTCGTCTTTGACTACGACATACCGCGACCCAATCAGGTCGTGTTTGCTGACAGCGGCGACGACATTGACCGCACCACCGACAGCGGCACCCTTACTTACACACCGACGTGTACCTGGATCGACAACGACGACGTTGTCGAATGGCTAGGCATCGACTCAGCGACCGCGAACGACACCGCGTTCATCACGACCGCTGTGTCAGCCGCTAACGCGTGGTGCAGCCGACGCCGACGCGCCGCCGGCTACTTCGACGCGTTGAACACCGCGCCCAGCGGCGACGTGAAACTCGGCACCGTGATGTATGCCGCGATCCAATACAGGACACGCGGCAGCGTTGACGGCTACGCGTCGTTTAACGACATGGGCACCGTCACACCCATCGGATCCCTAGGCCAAGTGCTGCAGCTGCTCGGCTGCGGTCGACCACAGATCGGATGATGCGATGGCTGCGACAGGAGTGCTTGCTGAGGCAATCAGCCATGTCACCGGGATCATCAACGGCCTTGGCTACAAAACCGTCACCGACCCGCGCAACGCACGCCCGCTGTCAGTCTTTGTCGAACTGCCGACGTTCACCACGTTCGCGCACGACGTGGTCGACATCACCATCGTCGTACGCGTCCTGGCACCGCCACCCGGCAACCAAGACGCCAGCGATTACATCATCACCATCGTCGACGCGATCCAAAACGCGTTCGGCGGCGCCGCAGTCGACGGCCGGCCAACCGTCGCCCTCATCGGCGAACAACAGTTACCGGCCTATGATCTGACCATCAGACTCGGAACCCACAGGAGCACCTGACATGACCACCACCAACCTGACCGCCACCTACTTGACGATTGACGCCAACGACCTCAGCGACCAGCTGCAGGACTGCACGCTCACCATCACCAAAGAGGCGCTCGAAAACACCGCGCTCGACGACTCGGCACGCACCTACACCGCCGGCCTTGAGGTCTGCGAAGTGACCGCCACGCTGTTTCTCAGCTACGGCGCCAGCGAAGTCGAAGAAGTCCTTGAAGGAATTGTCGGCACCAGCATCGACGTGGTTGTCGGCAAGTCCAGCGGCACACCCGCCACCGACAACCCGGTGTACACCATCACCGGCATGTACTTCGCCGAGTTCACACCGTTTAACGGCGGCGTCGGCGAACTGTCCACCGTGGACATCACCCTGACCGGCGGCTCGTACTCACGCGCCGTCGTCTGACAAACCGACTGCACAACTAGGAGGCAACCGTGCAACTCACGCTACGCGTCGACACCGGCGATGGCCCGCAAGATGTCACCACCAATCTGTGGGCCATCGTCGCGTGGGAACGCAAATACAAAACGAAGGCCAGCAAAATGGCCGAAGGTCTTGGCATGGAAGATCTCGCCTACCTCGCGTACGAGGCATGCAAGGCGCAGAAAATCACCGTGCCGGCCGTGTTCGACGACTACCTACGTCGGATTGTCACGCTTGAGGTTGTGGGAAGTGACGACCGCCCTACGCGCGAGGAACCCGGCGACGCCAGCTAGCCGAGATCCTCGTACACCTAGGCTGGTGGCCGCCGAACATCGACTTTGACGTACTCGACCTGACTACTGTGGTCGACGTAATCAACGAACGAAACAGGAAAGCGAAACGTGGCCGTTAGCAGCAGCATCGAAGTGAATGGCGTCGCTGATGCCATCAAGGTGCTGAACTCGGTCAACCCTGAGCTGAAGAAGCAAGTCGTCAAAAACATGAAGGCTGCCGCGCAGCCAGTCGAAGAATCAGCCAGGCGCCTTGTTCCCGCTGTGCGGCCGTTATCGGGTTGGGTGGGCTGGAAGGGCGGTTTCGACCCTAAAGCAGTCAGACGCGGCATCAAGGTCGCTTTCAGGGGCGGCAAGGTGCGCGGTGCGCGCGACCCCAACAACATTCCGCTGCTGACGCTGCGCCAGAAGAACGCGGCCGGTGCGATCTACGACATGGCCGGTCGACGCTCCAACGGCACCACAGACGCTGGCCGCCAATTCATCAACGTGTTGAACCAGCGCGGTGGCCCCGCCTCGCGCACCATGTGGCCCGGCGCGGAGGACGCCATGCCAGTCGTCGTACGGCAAGTCGAAGCAGCCATAGATGACATGATGGTGATACTCAACAAGGAGCTGCGCTAATGGCCATCAACGTCCCCATCGTTTCCGAATTCGCGCCCGACGGCGTGAAAAAGGCGATGAAGGAGTTTGAGCGCCTAGAAAAAACCAGCGAAAAAGTCAGTTTCGCTATGAAAAAGGCGTTTCTGCCGGCCACCGCCGCAGTTGCTGGCCTCGCCGCTGCTGCCACCGTCGCTACCAAAGCAGCGATTGACGACCAGAAACAACAGGACGAACTCGCACGCCAGCTGCAGATAACGACTGGTGCTACACAAGAACAAGTCGCAGCCGTCGAGGACTACATCGCAAAAACCGAAACCGCAGCAGCAGTATCCGACTCGGAACTACGACCAGCGTTCGCCAACCTTGTGCGCGCCACCGGCAGCGTCACCGAGGCACAAGACCTAATGAACCTGGCGCTCGACGTGGCCGCTGGCACCGGCCGCGACCTTGAGTCAGTCAGCGAGGCGTTGCAGGAGGCATACCAAGGCGAAGTCGGCCCACTCAAAGAACTAGACCGCTCACTCACCGACATGATCGCGTCAGGCGCCGACGCCGACGAAGTCATGGGGCAACTCGCCGAAACATTCGGCGGCGCAGCAGCACGCAACACCGAAACTGTTGCCGGCCGTTTCGAGCTGATGCAAATACAGATCCAAAACGCCCAAGAATCCATCGGCCTCGCTTTGCTGCCCATTCTTGAGAAACTGCTGCCACTCCTCGAGGACGTAGCCACATTTGTCGCCGAGAACACCGACCTGTTCATCGCTATCGGTGCAGCGGTCGCCACCGTCGCCGGCATCGTTATCGCGTACAACACGGCGTTGAAGCTGTACGCAGTCGCCCAAGGCATTGCCACAGCCGCCACAGCCGTGTTCAACGCTGTGCTGGCAGCCAACCCCATCGTGCTGATCGCTCTGGCTATCGCCGGCCTTATCGCCGGTCTCATCCTGCTTGAGAAGCGTTTCGGCGTAATTACCAAGATCATTGAAGGCGTCAAGTTCGCATTCGACCTAGTAAGCGACGCTGTGGCGTGGCTGGCCGGCAAGTTCGTTGACTTCATCAACACGCTGATTGACGTAGCCAACAAAATCCCCTTCGTGTCAATCGACAAACTCACCAACGTGTTTGAGGAACAGGCCGAAATCGTTGAGAAACAGGTCACGCCGGCTATTGAAGGCTACGCCGACGCCGAACTCGAGGTGGCCGAAGCCATCGCGGAGGCCGCCTACCAGCAGCAGATCGCCAACCTGGACTACGAAGAAGCCGAACGGCTCATGGATGAGCTGCACCCAACGCTCGATGACGTGACCGCTGCAATTGGCCGCACCAACGATGCGATGGCACGCCACCACGAAGCACAACAGTTCATCAGCGACATGAACACCGACCTGATTGACGAGTTCACGTTTCTGTTCGGCATTTTTGACAACGACGAAGCCGTCGACAACTTCAGCGACGCGATCCTTGACGCGGCCGAAGCCGTCCGTGAATACGGCGAAGGCAGCCGCGAAGCCGAAGAAGCCAGCCGCGACGTGTACCGCGAACTCGGCAAAGTCATCGACCAGCTCGACAACATCCCCGCAACCAAACAGCTCGAACTCATCGCGCTACTTGACCAAGGCGAATACGACGCGGTGCTGGCGCAGCTTGAGGTGTTGAACGCCATCGCTAACACCGCGCTCACCACACTCACCGCAGCCGAGATTGCAGCTGCAGCCGGCATGGTCATGCCACGCACCGGGTTCGAATCATTAGCTAGCCCAGTCAGCAGCATCGACATCGGCGGCGGAGCCAGCAGCCGATTCGGCCAAACACCAATGGGATCCCCCATGAACGTCGTCGTCAACATGCCAGCCGGCAGCGACGGCGACGCAGTCGTCCGATCCTTGCAGGACTATGCACGCAAAAACGGTGCAGTTCCAGTCGCAGTTGATGACACCAGGCGGTTCTAATGGCCGCGTTCGACAACTACATCGTCACGTTCGGCGACCGCAACGGCGACAACACCATCACATCCGACGTACTCGGCTTCAGCACCGTCATCGAGGCCGGCATTGGCCAGTTCGGCAAAATGACCGCCAACCTGACAATCGACAACAACACCGGGAACTACACACCGCAAGAAGGCGGCGGCAACGGCACCTACAAAACCGTCGACTGGTACAGCCAACGCCTAGAAATCAAAGCCGTTACTGGTACCGGCACCGTGACACCACGCACGACCATCGTGTTTAGCGGTGTCATCCGCGGCATCGACATCACCGACAACGGCATCAACAGCACCGTCAACATCGCAGCCGTTGACTGGCTCCAAACCGCGACAGGCACACCGGCCGACATCACAGAATCAACCAGCGCAGTCAACGTTGACACCGCGATCAACAGGGCGCTCGAAGGCGTCAGCGGTTACGGCAACGGCGTCACACTTCAAAACTTCGGCGACGCCACCGCAACCATTAACCCGGCCGTGTTCAACATCAGCAGCAGCGTGTCCCAAATCGCCCGGCCAGCACAAACCAACGTTGAAGCCCTTGACATCGTCAGCCAAACACAGCTGCCAGCCGGGCCGTTCGTCAACTATCCCGGTGAGATCGAGTTCAACACGTCACCCAAAACGACGGACTTCAACTACTACCTGTTAAACAGAACACTTGAAAAAGACGTGTTCTTTCGCGGCAATGTCAAATTCAGCGAAAACCCAACCGCGCCAACCGTCACCACAGCCGAACTGCCAGCCACCTCGCTACGCGTCGACTTCACCACCGACAACCTCACCACCGTCACATCAGCCACATCAGGGCTGGCCGGCTCAACAACACAAACTGTGACCGCGACCGCAGCTGCAGAAAAATACGGCAGCCGTAGCCGTGTCTACAACAAAACAGCCAACCTGACCGACACCGACGCACTCGATGTCGCCAACTTCTGGACAAACCGCCAGTCAACCATCAGGTACACACCCGCGCAAATCACCACAACAGTCAGCGCCATCGTCGCCGCGTGCGGTATCAACAGCAACCTGGCGCTCAGCTACCTGTTCAGCGCGAAACTGCTGCCGTTCTCACTATGCGAAGTTGAGTACACACCAACAGGCGGCACCCAAATCACCCACAACACCGTCGTCAGACGGCGCACCATACGCGCCACACCCGCCGACACCACCATCATCCTTGACCTACTGCCGGCCGTTGACTATCAGTCGTTCACGTTGGACTCGACGGTGCTAGGGGTACTTGACGAGAACCGGCTCGGCTAGGCTGACACCATGACCGCATTAGGAGCCTTCTCCGCCGGCGACGTACTGACTGCAGCCGACCTGAACGCGATCGGTACTTGGACGACTTTTACTCCGACTGCGCGATTTGGTGCAAACGCTGTCACTTTTACACAAAAATATGGCAGGTACAGCGTGTTAAACAAAATCGTCATTCTGCAAGTTGGGTTTATCGGTTTTTCATATTCAGGTAGCGGCCAACTTTTTGTTGAAGGAATTCCGTCGGCCGCGTATCAGAAAGCACCGCCGTCTGGTTTTACAAATCCGCGTGTCGGTTTCGCATCGACCTGGAATGGTGGTGCTGGTGTTGGATACGAAGGTTCTGCTTATTACACGGCAACGGATGGTTTCAGTTTTACCGGCAGCGGCGTCGGCGTGTGGACTAACACCGTTCCTGTCACTTTTGGCGGTGCCGTTGAACTGTATGCAACGCTTATGTATGAGGCAGCATAATGGAGTTGAGATCGCCTCTTGATCCTGCGGACGTTCCAGACGAGTGGTATGTGGAACGAATGCGTCACCAGCGCGACCTACTACTTAGCGCGTCAGACTTTACACAAACCCTTGACGCGCCATTTACAGACCAGCAGCGTGCAGCATGGGCGACGTATCGACAAGCTCTCCGCGACGCGCCTGCAACATGGACTCCAGGGCCAACATGGGACGCACCAGAACCGCCGGCATGATTGTTATGGTTATTATCCTCGCTGCGATAGCGGTGGGGGCAATTGTTTCAATAGTGGAGAACTGATATGAACCTCACAAACCCACCGAAAGCCCTGATTGCGATGGTCGCCATGATCGTCATCGCCGTGTTGATGATCGCCGACAGCATCGCTAACGAGGCCGGCACCGGCATGCTTGGCACCATCGTCGGTTACGCGGTCGGCAACGGCATCGCCGCGAAGGGCGGCAAGCCTGTCGAGCCGATCATCGGCAAAAAGGCCGACGGATGAAGTACACCAACTGGCATGACGGCCGCACACCAGCTGCACCGTTCAACACCTGCTCACCAAACCTTGTAGCAATCCGTCACTACATGGAACAGACCTACGGCATGTGGTACCTCGGCTGTTACACCCGGCGCAAGATCCGCGGCGGCACACGCTGGTCATCGCACGCGTTCGGCGCTGGCCTTGACCTGTCATACCGGCAGGACGATGAGCACCCAGACGTACCAACGCGCGAATCAGTCGAAACTGTGATTATCCCGTGGCTGGAAGCCAACGCGGACACGCTAGGCATCCAACGAATCCACGACTACTGGGCGCGTCGCTACTGGCAGGTCGGCCGTGGCTGGATCAACCGGCCACCTGGCGGACGTAACGACCACATCCACCTCGAGGTCAACGAAACCAGCTGGCATTGGGCAACCGACATTGACGGCCGGCTGACTGACGGGCCACCGAAACTGGAACCCGTGACCGACACGCCGCCATACCCGGGTGCAAGCACGAAGCGCGGCAGCTCCGCGAAAGCGCGTGTGCGACTGATCCAGCAGGCGCTCGCTGATAAGGGCTACAAGAACAGCAGCGGAACGAAACCGCTGGTCGTTGACGGCGACTTTGGCCCCGCGACCGACGCAGCTGT